TCCGAAGTCCCCACGCCGAACGCCACGGCGCCCAAAGCTCCGTGGGTCGAAGTGTGGCTGGCGTCGCACACCGATGCTCGTCCTGCTCCGTCACGAAAAAGTCCAGAGGGGTAAACATATCAAGCCCGCCGCCATTAGGCTTTACAATGATCGTGCCATAAGCACAGCCATACTCTACCCAATGACGCATGCTATAATAGGCTTTATCAATCTGCTCCTGCAACCACGCCCCGCGTGCGCCGCCGTCAACCTGGATTTTAATCCCCAGCGTGACGAGCCGCGCCGTCTCGGAGCATACCGCCTTTGCAAAATTGATAGTCTTTATTCGATTATCTGCGTCTAACCAGTACGGCGTGCCGCGGTAGATGTTGGCACACTCTGCGACCTTTGCCATCATCTGCGCAGACGTGGTATCCTTTACCCTAAAATCTTTCTCAGCCTGCTTTTTAAATATCATATTAAACCACCTTTTGACTGTCTGTATAAGTCCCATTTCTGCAATCCCCTGTGCCGTGTATTCTTAGGCTGTGTTACCTCTGCGGTTAAATTTAGATTCAAATGCATAGCGTGTAGCATCGATCGAATGGTTATTTGCATCCGGATAACCACTGATGATGTTGCCGTCTTTGTCCCGGTCATATTCGTATTCGGTAAATTCGCGGAATACATTCGGTGTCCTGCGCTTGTCTATAACGATCTTTCTCCGCATCAGCCACTTCATTCCATATTCGACGCTACCGGGTCCTTTTATCGCCGGCCGCGCCGGAAGTCCCATGCTTCGGTAATCGTTAATAGATTTCGGTTCGGCGCTGTCGCAGGTTATGTGGTAGTCCGTATAACCTTTTTCTTTGATCCAGTTTGCCGTTATTTCATTCGATTCTTTGTTGACATAATGTTCGTCTATAAAAAAAATCGTCTCGCTGTCCGCGTCATAGTAGCATCTTACAAACGCGTATGCGTCCGGGTACCAACCAAAGTCAACGCCCTGATAGATCACATCCATCCTGTCTATTTCTTCATCGGTGATCTCACGCAGCTCCAAAAGCTCAAATACGTTTCCACCTGTCCCGACTGCGTTTCCTAGATACTCATGGTCGTATGCGCGCGGATTTGTGAGCCTTAAGTGCTCTGCGCTGTCAAAGAATTCATCTCCCAGCCACTCACGCGGCACACTTCTGTAGTCGCTTTTGTGGTTGTATGCCCGTCTATCCTCAATTTGCACATATTCATTTGCCCAGTTATTGCGATTGATCGGCGGGTTGAACGTTTTAAACACGACATAATTATGACCGCCACGCAGGACTGACTGCTCCGCCATTCGGATCTCTTCTGGCCCCTTAAAGATGTCCAGTTCCTCGAACCAGAGATACTTGAAAAATCCTGTGGCCGCCTTAATGGATTTTGTCTTTTGTGCCTTATCCAGACCTCTAAAGATAATCTTTTGTCCTGTTGGCAGGTAAGTAAATTGCATTGGATTTACATTGCCGCGCCAGTAATCTGACACGCCCAGCGCATCTATCCCCCACTGGATCTGGTTATAAACAGAATCCCGCAGCATTGCGGAAAATTTATGGAATACTGCCGCGTTTGCCTCCGGGTTTTGCATCATGCCAAGCGGGAGCTCTACAGACACAAAAGAGGACTTTCCGGATCCTCGTCCTCCGTAAAGGTTATAGTACTCGTGCCGTCCTTCTTTTATGTCCTTATGCACTTTGTAAAAAGCCGGAGCAATTAAGTCTGTCAGTTTTATCCTTGCTGCCTGCTGTGCTTCCATTTAGTCTCCCTGCTTTTCTGTTTCCGCGTCTGGGATATCGTCAATAATCGTGACCTTCCCGGATGCCTCAACCTCCATCTGGTCACGCTGTCCTAACCACTGCTTGCCTAACCAAATAGCCATTGTCGGATTCGTCTCCGCATGCTTGAACTGAAGTCTTCGCAGGCTTGCTTTGCCCTTCTGGCTCTTTTTTTTATAAGTCTCCGCAAATCCCTCTTTGTACGTCCTCACACACCATCTCTCAACGGTGTCTTCGCTACATCCGATAACTGCTGCAATCTCCGCAAGTGTGCACTGAATCGAACATAAGTTCTCGAATACTTTTTGATCTATTGGTATTCTTTTTCGTCCGCCCTTATTTTCCATCAAATTCACCTCTTAACTCTTGAATATTTATAGCCGTATTTTTTCTGATTTTTTTTCAACCAGTTATTTACGGCAGTATCATAATCTTTTCCACTCATTGTCGCTGTCTTCACTGCTTTAACGAATGAATTGCTCTTGAAATGCGTTCCTTTTTTGAAAATATAGTCATACTTTTTCCCACTTGCCACGATGGCACTTGATTGCCTGTCCATAGCTGTGCTGATAAGGTCTGCATCTGAAAAAGCTCCACCGTTTGGGTGATTGTGCAAGATGATTGTGTTTCTTCCTCTGGATCCAATACGTACGCTTGACTTGTTCCCCTCGACATATTGATGTACATATCCTTGACCATCCACTTCGTATGCCCATTCATGGTCAGAATCAACATGATTTTTTCGGAAATCACGCATAGCTGTCTCAATATTCTTTGTCTTAATCCTCGTATTGGCATAAGCAGGAAGTAAGCCCCTCGACTTGTCTCCTCGCCCATCTCCCTTTGCATGGCTAAACTTAAATGTTTTGCTCTCACCCGAGCTCCCTCTTCCACCGTTAATCGGAGGTATGTATAGGGTGTCTGTGGAAAGAATGATATCTTCTATCGTCTCCCCATCAATCTTGTATTTCAACGCGTCCTCGATTGTCTTAAATGTATTGGATTCTCCAGTCTGCTCATTCCACAGCTCAAGTGGCTTTCTGAACATAATCAAATGCTCTTTTAAATAAAAACCGTTGAGCCGTGAAAAGCAGTATCGAAAATGTTCAATCCTCATCTAACTCTTGATTATCATTTCTGCGTTATGATTGCTAACATATACAACTTTGGTGTTTTTAAAATTATATCCAACATCACCGCCGTAGCATATTACAGTTTTTGGTTTCAATCGTTCCATAGCTACATCCATGCCTGCCGTGAACATCTCAGCACATTTTCGATCCCGCTTAACTCCTATTGTGGATACTGATACAGTCCCGCCATTTGGCAGTCCATCAAAACAGAAATCGAATGACCGCACATCTGCCCATTGGAGCGTTGGAATAACCTGTATCCCTGCATCCTGCATCATCTGTCCGATCAGTCTACTCCTGTACACATTCCATAACTGCATAGTAAGCGGCATGTTACTATATGTCGAAAAGTCCGGTGTCAGTGCGCAGGAAAACATCTTGAGTTTCTCGATATACCGTTGCGGTTGATTCCATATCCGTTCAAACTGATAATCATCAACATAAAAGTGAATCCCTTTTTCATATTCTTTTGATGTTAGTAGATAATTGAATGATATAAGATCCTTTGGTACATAAGTAGTCTTCTCAAGAACAGGAATATCATATTTCCCAGTGACTCTACTCATGTCTACCTCGTCCAGATTATAAGCGGAATATGTCCTTTCTCGTTCGTCTCCGTAATATCCATTTTCCTCTTCTTCTGGATCTCTTCCTTGGTCTTCTTCCGGGAACCCAAAATCGCTCATATCGACATCGAAAATATCATCCAGTTCTGCATTCAGCAGGTCAAAATCCCATTCAGCTTTTTCAGCTACTTTATTATCTGCCAACCTGAATGCCTTTATCTGCTCATCTGTCAGGTCGTCTGCAATAATACACGGAATTTCTGTCATCCCTAGTTTTTTCGCAGCTTTATACCTTGTATGACCTGCAACGATAACGTTGTCTTTATCAATCACAATCGGAACTTTGAACCCAAACTCTTTGATGGATTCAGCAACGTACTTAACAGCATCATCGTTCTTTCTCGGGTTATTCTCGTATGGTTTTAAGTCTTTCAGTGCGATGTTAATTATATCCATGTTTCATGCTCCTATTCCCTCTGATTTTACCATTTCTTTCTGTTCACTTTGTACCCGATTCATGCTTACATCCATCATGTGGTAAAAAAAGCCGCTGGTAACCGTAAAAATCTGTCCTGCTCTTCGCTGTAAAATTGGCTGGTAGAAATTTTGATTACGAGCCCCGTTGACAGTATGGCGCGCTGAAGCTTTTTCATGACGGCATTACAATTCATATCACACCCCCATACAGTTATTATTCTATTTTACCATTCTCGTTTCCTGATCCGCGTACCCCTTTTACACAATTGCATGTCCTTCCAGTATCATATAGCTGTTGTATAGATATATCGTTTTCCTGCGATACCCATAAAAATCTTTCCTCCCGATAGGGATGTTGCATATCTTTGAGATGTTGTCATACCCCAGCCCTGATGTCAGGCTAAAAAACAGATATTGCGCCAACTCTGCATATGCGCTTTCCGCAGCCAGAAGCAGCAGTTCCAATTCCCTACCCTTTGCGTTTTTGCACTTGTCTTCTATTTTTTTTACCTCATTGTATGTCAGACCGTAACCATTAAAGTATGTGTCCCTTGTTCCCACATCCCCCACCTTCTTTCTTTTTGCTTTATTTTTTTGTTACCCTATCCCAGTCCCGCAGGATTTATCTGTGTAGACAGAGGGAACCAGCACACAAGCTGGCGCGCCGGACGCTGTCCTGCGTTGTCTCGCTCTGCTTTTCCTGCAGCCGCCTGATCTGCTGCTCGGTCTCCCGGATCAGCTCACAGGCGTCTATGTAGTCGGATAAAAGTTTCTTATCCATCGGTGCCACCTTCTTTCTCATCCACTTTCTTACTTAAATATCAGTTTAATCTTCCAGCCACTTGTTATCAAAATAGCAAAATCCAATTACAGCACCTGCAGTCAGAGCTATCCATAAAGCCCAGAACATTTCATTCGCAACACTATGCGTACAACTGTCTAATGCTTGCTCAATGGTATAATCTTTGAAAAATCTGGAATTATACGAAATCGTTCCGTCCGATAACTTGGTATATACAGTCCCTGTATGCTTAGGGGATGTCCCGTAATACTTGTACCGTACCTTTACAAATTCCCCAGACTTCCAACTATATTCTCTCCCAGATTTTATTGTCTCTATGTGATTGTCCAGAGAATACGGGATTTTATCATACGGAAATTCGATACCACAAAACATAATATTTTCGGAATGTTTGCTTTCTCTGTCCTCGATTTCCCATTCATAGTATACTTCTACTTTTGTGTGCTTTTTACCTTCTGAATCTGTTTCTGTCACTTCTCTTTCATGGCGTTCATATCGTTCTTCTATCTTTTCAACATGAAGATATTCCCCGCCAATCTCATCAAAAGTCACTGTATCAACCGCTTGCAAATCTCCATACACAAAAGCATTTCCAACATTTGTGTCCATGCCATACCGAAATAATTCAGAGTCCTCAATATGCACTGCCTTCTGGTATTCGGCGTTCTTATCGTTCTGCATATCAGTTATTTTTCCAGATATAAAGAAACCGACTATTAGCATAACGGCGGCGATTGCAACGCTGATGATGATTTCGCGCTTGGTTATTTCCATAAGCTATTCTCCAAATAAATCCTGCGGTGCGTCAACTGGTGCTTGATAATCCAACCGCTGAAATTTCAAAACCTCATAGCCTGTCCAGTCGAGGAAGATTCTTGCTGGAAACTTCTTTACATACCTGTTATAAGCTGTTACGGATTTATTGTAATTTTCCCGGTACTGGGCAAGCATGTTTTCGGTAATAGACAATTCATTCATGAGTTGCTTATAATTCTCATTGCTTTTCAACTCTGGATAAGCATATGTAACTTCCGCGATCACAGTATTTACATCTTCTACACTGTTCCCTTCGCTCATTCCATCTGCAAGTCCAGTCAATGTTTCTGATTCATGCCGATCATACTGTTTTACACAGTCTGCCAGATTATAAACCAAGTCAACCCTGCGTTTCTCCTGCACTTTAATGTCAGATTCAGCGGTATAGACCGATTCTTCCAGACTGATTGCCCGATTCTGTACTGACTGCACTCCAAACACACACAACAAAACTACTGCCACTACTACTCCTACAATAATCAATGGTAATTTCCAATTTTTCATAGTTCTTTTCCTTCCTTTAAATGCTCATTTTCGCCTTTGCAAAATACATCTGGCTAATCACCAATCGTGAAAAAAATCATAGGCAACACCCCAGCAAAGGCTGAGAGTATTAACACATCTCCCATTCTGCTGGAGCGGTCCATACTAAACGCCAGAATAAATAGTATCAGCCAAGCCGCAGCCGCTATTATGCCCAACTTTCCTAAAATATCCTTTTTGTCCATTTTCTTATCCCTCTTTAATCAGGTCAGATTTTTTCGATTCTTCCCACGTCAGCCCTTCCAAGAGCTTCCTCCGTTAAATTCCAGTTTACCTGTCTATTATTTTTAAAATGCCAAACGAAAAGGCTACATATCCTTCTGCTAATCCGATAAATGCATCATCAAGCATATATTTTATTATTGCTTGGATTTCTCTGCCAGAATACTTAATATTATCCCATTCTTTTAAAACAATGCTGTCTCCAACCTGGAAATCTCTATCATCTTTTCTGATTTCGAATGTCTTTTTCCCATCCAAAATTGCTTTGAAATACTTAGGATATATTTTTAATTCGTGTGTTTTGCTCATACTTCCTCCACTAAACTTTCAGTTTAAACCCATAAGCGTCTCATATTCTTCTGATTGCCTGCTTATTTCTTCCAATTCCAGAAACTCTTTGTACGAACATCCCTGTGCTTCTACGCTTAACATTTTCTTTTTTCATTTCCTCCAATTCTTCCAAACTGAATTTCCTATATCCGATCCCGTCATTTGTAAAACCACCGGACTGATATACTACACATTTTGACATTGGCTTGACCTCTTTCAGTTTGGCAACGGCTCATGATCCTTATCTCCTGCTATTGCTTCCCGAATCCTGTTTGCAAACAAGGCACATGCTTCATCCACAGATGATATATTGTCCCTTATATCCTGAGTCGGTATATCAAGTTCTTTTCCAAGTTCATAGAATGCATCACAGACACCATCTGTATAAGTTGCTTCTTGTTCCGTCTTCTCATAATCTGTGCATTTAAAAAGATCTTCAGCAATATCAAGTCCTTTGTTCAATCCCTCCATGTAAGATCTTTCTTTTTCCGATCTAAGATGTGAGGCTCTTTCCTGCATTACTCTTGACTTATCAATCGCTTTAAGAGCCTTATCTGTGTCAATATTTTCCGCTTTATACATTCTTTTTGTATCCACTGTCTTTCCTCCCAACCCTGCTGATATCTTTTGATATTACTATTTCCTCTCCGATCTTATATACCAGGACTACTGCCAACATCAGCATCCCTGCTGCCATCATCACCATATATCTTGTCCGCATCGCTCCACCTCCGACTATTCTTTTCCATTTTTCAGTTCATCCCCGCCGTCCGGCCGATCAGGCTTTCTTTGCATCCCCGGCGATTTCAAATAAGTACATGCCTTTGTAATGTTTCTTTTCCCTTGCGTACCGATTGACGCGTCCTTTCGGAATCCCTGTCACCGCTTCTACGCCCGTCGCCTGAAACGTTCCAATGTACCTGCCCTTTTTATAAATCCGGTACGCACACGCTACGCCTTTCATGGTTATCACCCATTCCCGAAATATAACCTTGGAAACTTCCGTTTGCTTTCTGAAATCTCTTTCGTCGTTCCGTCTTTTGTATACGTCTTTCCTGTCCACTGCGTACAGAACAGCTCCGCATTCGTTACCCCGAACCGCATTCCGGATTTTTTTCTGACCAGCACCCAATGCGGATACTGTTTGATAACCGTCACCCTGATCCATTCCACCTTTTTTCGTTCCTCGCGTTCGTTCAGTGGATCTCGTACTCTTATTTCTTCTCCCGGTAAATATTCCCGTATCGGAAGCATTTGACACCTCCCCGGCGGGGA